CACCTGCATCTTTATCATCTGCAAGTTTTATGTGCTCTTTTTCATTAAAATGTATGAAATTTATAGGATTTTTGTTTTCATCTTCTTTTGAAGAAAATGGAAACAAGTTTTCTCTGCCTTGTAATTTAGGAAAAAACAATCTGTAATTTGGATTACTATATCCTTCGTTAAAATACTCAGAACCTCCAATAGTAAAATGACCCCATAACTCTGGATCAATAAGATATTTTCTTACGCCATAGATATAGTCTTCAATTGATTCTCCTTCAACACCTTTCTCGTTCATTTTCTCAAATACACCCATTGCTTTTGCCAACTGATTAATCCAGTTGAACATAGATTTATCACGTTTTATAGGCTTACCATTGTAAAGATAATCACTGAAAGGATATTGCTGAGACTTTACATTTGCAATTTGACCTCTGTAAGAACCTAAACTTGGATTATTCCTATCAATGTCAATGCCTTTAAAATCATTACCCATATCTACACCTTCAAGTTTTAGAACTATAAACATTGCTTCTTTGTTGTACGCAGGTGTATCTATTGTAACGTCAATTATTCTACAATAATGTGTTCCTGGTGTTAAAATTTTAGGAATTGAACTACCTTTGTTTTCTTTGTAATCGCTAGATTTAAACATAACTTTTCTTTTTTATAAATTAATTAATCAATGTAAACTTTATCCCAATGTGTTTTAATTGTACCATCCTCAGATGTTTCAGATATAACTATCTCTTGGTTTCTTAAATGCTCTGGACGTGCGCCACAAGCAATTTCATCAGTAGTAACAAAGCTAAGAATATTTTTCTTACCTTTTCTGTAAATGTATCCTATTGCGTCAGAATTTGACGTTGTAATACGTTTTAATTTACCTGTTAAATCAAGATCAAGAGAGTTAAACTCTGCACCATTTTTCTCTAACATTGTATCTTTGATATGACCAACAAAGATTACATGTGGAGCTAAAGTTTTGATATAATTAAGCACTTTTTCAAAGGCTTGTCTTAACCATGGATAACCTGCACCATTAGGCATGTTTAAGATTGTACCATACTGTTGTTTACCTTCTGTAAACCATTTCTTACCCATTAAGCTTTTAGAATAAAGCTCTTCTGCATAAGGAATGCATATGGTTTCTAGCGCAGTGATTGTGTCTAGTGCAATATACTTATAAGGCTTTTCAGCTTTGATAATCATATTACCTATTGTTACTATATCAGCTACAGTATGCGCTTTAATTTTTAAAGCATCTACATAATCACTACCATCTTCCAAATCTATGATAAGACAATTATCTAACTGGGATAGCAAGGTGGTTTTACCCACTTTTGGCTTGCTGAATATCACCATGTTTTTTGGACTTTTGGTTTCTGCTTTTACTTTCTGGGTTGGAAGCACAAAGCCTCCAGATTTTACTTCTGATTTTTCTGTTGCCATGCAGTTGCTGTTTTTATTAATTCATTTAACCATTTTTTGTTTGAGAGAGGTACATTGTGTGTTATACAGTAATGATCACGCATAGTCATAGAACTATAATGCGCATCTTCTTTTTCTGTAAACAAGTCATCAAACATTGGCTCATCATCTCCAACTTCTGCATAATGCACTTTGTTATTAACATCAGCATATGCTGCAGTTATTGGTGTAGCATTTACCATTTCTAAATCAGAAATTTTAACAGCATAAGTTGCTGAAGTTTTACCATCACTGGGAACTTCTACATACTTCTTACCATTAAGTTTCCAATTAAGATTGCTGACTAATCTGTAAAGCTTTCTGTGACTGCGATCATAATGTTCATGATCCCAATTAAATAACTCTACATAAAAGTCTTTGCCAGATGATAGTTCACTTGGCCAAAAACGTACACACTCTTCTCTTTCTTCTCCAAACTCTTTACCCATGTAACAAAGCTTAGCACCAAACTTAGGAGAAGCAATGTCTACACTTTCAAAGTAAGGTTGCCAAAAAGAAAAATACTCAGTTGTAATTTCCTTGATGTGCTTTTTGGGCTGTTCTGCGCTTTTAAAATTACTCATTTGTTAACTTTTTTATTTACTAAATGGTTCTTTTATTGGCTCTACTGTTTCAACAACAGACATCTTTGCATAATCTGCTCTGTACCATTGAATGCTTGTCTCTCCAAACCTGTTTTTGAGAACATGCGCTGCAAGTAAGAATTTGTCACTAGGGGTAATGATGTACTTCTGAGGCCCATACCTGGTTATGTTATACTTGGCTGGCCTATTGTACGCTACCATTACATCTGCACATTGCAATAGATAATCACTACCAAACACATCAGCTTCTGTAGGAAAGTTTGCTAACTTACCTGGCTTTTGACGTTCTGCGTCATCTATTTCCCTATTAAGCTGAGTAAGAATGATAAACGTAACAGGATATCTATTCTTTACTTCAGTAAGCATTGTTGCAAGATTTTGCAATGTAAGTTGTTTGCTGTTTTCTGCAGCAGACTGTTTTACCAATAAGGTGTGGTCTAATGTAACCACAAAAGGTTTCTTGTGCTCATCGTAAAAGTTTTTGATTGTGTCAAACATTTGAGAAACATTCATTGGTCTGTCAACAACATACTCGTTTCTCTCATTTTGAGCTTTTACATAGCGATCAAGTTTTTCATAATCCCCCTTACTCAAAGGAGGCATACCGTCATCATCTGCAGATTGCAGGTATCTGATGTCAAGGTTATTGGATGCGGATAGCTCACGCACACCCATATTTCTCCCTAACATCTCAAATTGAAAATGCAAGACATTAAAGTCTTGGTCTTTGTTTAGTTCCTGCAGGTCTCTTGCCAAAGTTGCAGAAATTAAAGTTTTACCAACACCTGGTCTTGCAGCCAATACATATAAAGATTGCCATTCTACACCATTCAATCCAATAGAGTTAAAGCTTTTCCATGAAGTTTTAAGAGACTTGATTTCTTTTCTAGCTCTTTTAGCCACATATAAAAGACTTTCCTCTAGGATTTCACTATATTTTCGCCATGGTTTTTTGGGTTGTGGCGTTGTGAAGCCACTATCTGAGGTTATCTTAGACATTACTACAATTTGATGTTACAAATTTACTTAAAAACTAACTTTTTACCAAATAATTTTTGGTAGATTTTGTCCTTCAAGAGCTATATTGATGTTATTGAACAAGTTATTGCAATTCCATTCTTGTTGTTTTGCATACGCTGCTGATGCAGGATGGCTAGCTTTAAGAATAAGCTGCTTGTCATTCAATAATTCTTCTAAGTCTTGAGATTTTTTGCCAAGTAGTGCCCATATGTAAGAATCATTATTGAGCATGTCTATAAGATACTTTATAAAAGGATCCCAGATATCATAATGCTTACCTATTTTGCCAACCTCTGTTGTCAATGCTGTGTTTAGCATAAGAATACCTTGCTTTGACCATACAGATAAGTCATTAGACATGGTATTAATGTCAATCTCATTGTTGTACACTGTTTTTATTATAGCACTTTGAATGTATCTAAGAGATGCTTCTCTTTTGTTTGTGATACTACAACTAAATGCAATGCCATCAGCTACACCTAATTGCGGATAAGGGTCTTGTCCTACAACCACAACAGATAGCTTATCTAATGGACATTCTGTAAACGCTCTAAACACGTGTCTCAAAGGTGGCGTAAATCTTTTATCATCATTTACCAGATTTTCAAGTGTCTTTATTATATTAATAAAATCATCAGACAATAAAAATCCTTTAAGAAGATTGTGCCATCCAGTATTAGAATCTTTTAGAAGTTTGTACATTACAAGACCAACTTCTTCAGGATTTAATTTTTTCTTTTGTGATGTTTTTTCCATAAATTTTTTAACTTTGAATTATTAAACTTTAAATTTTATACTATGTCAGAAGAAGTAAAAACTCAATTACCAGCAGGTTCAGATGATCAACTAATTGATATCATCAAAGAAGATGCTATTGTGTCAATTAAAATGAGCACAGGCTATTACAAACGCATCCAACAAGTTATTTCACATATACTTGAAGGCAAGTCTGCACAAGCTATTCAAGAGGCTCACAAAAAAATATCAGAAAAAAATTCATCAGCAGAACCTTGGATTTATCAGTATGAAACATTATTAATCTTGTGTAAAGAGTTTGAAAAAACTGCACGTGATAATAACTTTATTGATAAAATGACTATTGCAGAAGCTCGCGAATTAATCATGAAAGCAGAGCAACGTGCAGGTGAAACTGATTAATACAGATATATACCTAGTTCATTTCCTAAATTAATACATTGTTCAATAGCGTCTGACATTTCTTTCTTATTACAGTCAGCAAAACTCTTAAACTTAGAGCTGGTCATTAAGCCAGCTCTTTCTTTTATGATTGCTTTTATTTCTTCAAACGTATGTCCTGTAGAATTTGATATTTCTCTAATAAGTGCATGAACTTTTGCTAATTGTCCAGCAGTTTTGTCATCAGCATTTACAACAATAGTAAGATAACAATCAACATCATGAGGAATTGATTTATCTATACCTATCATAAATAGTTTTATTTTACCTACATCAGCAGGAGTTGCAGGTATCAAAGAACCATCAGGTTGCAATTTTACTTTAAGTGTTACATTATGCATAAGTGCTAGAATCTGTGTAAACAATTTTATCTTGATCTATGTCTTTAAGAGCATTCTCAACCCAATCCACATCAACAGTATCTTTATACGCTAGTATGTGTATAGTTGCTTTGTCTTTTGGATTAAGGCGAAGAAGTCTTCCTATACGCTGAGTACTCTGACGTTCATTACTATATGAGTGAAGAATAATACCAGAACGTAATTCAGGAATATTAACACCTTCATTAAGTTGTTGAACACATGAAAGCTTTAACGTGTTACCAGATTTAAAACTCTGAAGATTCAACTCACTATCAGGATTTTTAGTATGATAACTTTTATCACAAACGTAATCAGCTTGCTCAGTAGTGTTACAAAACACAATGCACTTTTCGTGTATCATGTTTAACAATCTCTTTGCATATTTTTCCTTTGATGGAAAACCCATCATCGCTTTCATACGCATGATTCGTGTCATCTGTACATCTTTGGGCGTCATTGGTTTTGCAAGCTTGTTGCACCAGTATGCATAAGCATTTTCTTCACTGTTCATAAAAAATCCACCATCTCGCTTTTTAACTTTCATGGTTTTTTCTTTATCAAGTGGTATCATGTGCACAATGATCTTATAGTCATTTAGAATTTCATCACCTACAGCATCATTAGTGATATAAGAATATACTATTGGGCAGAAGTTTTCTACCATGCGTCCTTTCTCAGAAACTTTGTAGCGTGGCGGAGTACCAGTAAGACCTAGTATTCTACCACCAAATGTTGCTAACCAAAAATCATGAGTAAACTTTAAACTGTGACACTCGTCCAGTATAATAGCATCATAATTCTTTTCAGCATTTGGTAATGATCTGTATGTTGTAAACTCTATGTGTGGAAGCAGATAAGACAGACCATGTTTGTCTGCCTCATCAATCCAACTTTTATAAATAGAAACTTTTGGTGCAACAATAAGATAGCGCTTAAACATGCAAGATGCATGCATTTCATCTAAGTATTTAAGACCTATTAATGTTTTACCAACACCAACAGAAATACCTAAACCAGCTTTACGCTTGTTCTTTGTTGCCTCTAAAGCCTCTTCTTGAACTAAATCTCG